TAAAAAACTCTTTAGGAACTATTGGGGGTATTCTGAGTACGATACCCCCATGTGTTGGGGCTGTTATCAAAAACCTGCTGTCGATATTCATCATTTAACAAATAAAGGCATGGGTGGAGTAAGTAAAAATAGACTCAATAGGATTGATAATCTTTTTCCTGTTTGCAGATCATGTCATAATATTGCACATCAGCATAAAGACATAAACGAAGAATGGCGAATGAGATTAAAAGAAAAAATTGACAATAAAGAATTTGAGGACAATGAAAATGGCAACTGATGTATATACTTTAGATTTTGACCCTACAAAGCTTTCACATCAAGAGGAAAAGCTAGGATTAGAATTTGCTGATAATGATACTGCGATTGAACTAATGAAAAAAGAAGAAAAGATGATCATTGCAGAATTAACGCTTTATTTTACGAAAAATGGCGGATACAAAAATATTACTGAATTAAATGGAAAAATTTATTCAGATAACAAGTTTAAGGATTTTTTTGATAGATACGAAAAAACCTTAAAGGCAAGGAATCAATCTAAAATTAGATTTGAAACCTTCAAAGCTTTTCGTAACGACTTACGAACAAAAGTTGTTAACGAAAGGGAATTGGCCAAAAACTTATAGAAAGGAGTTATTATGAGCCAGAATACACAAATACTAAATTACCTATTGTCAGGTAAAAAATTAACCCCAATAACAGCATTAAATAAATTTGGTTGTTTTAGATTGAGTGCAAGGATTCTTGATCTAAGAAAACAGGGACATCAAATCAATACTGAAAATGTAACCAAGCAAGGCAAAACATTTGCAGAATATTCAATGGAGGTCAAATAATGTATATTGATAAATATAGTATTGAAGTCAAAGATAAAGTTTGGGACGAAAAAAGACGAACTTATAAAAAAGAAAAAGAAATAGTTGCAAGAATTGATGATTCATCTGGAATAGCTTGTAAATATTTTGGCAAATTTCTTGATGATTTATCAGATAATCCGACATACAGAGGAACAGTAACTGTAAAAATAACTATTGAAAAGGAGCCTTACTAATGAGTAAAACAGGAGCTTGGTATTTAGATATGCAAGAAGATGCAGGCAATCTAACTAAAGATGAATTTATAAAAAAACATGGCGAACATAATCTTGATCTATGGACAGAAGTTCACGAAGAGCTTGGCGATCTTGAAGAAATGCAATCAAAACTTAAACAAATGCAAACTAAGTTTGATGATGTTGTTTCAAGAATGAATAAAGCTATAGATAAAAAGTTATCAGAATGATTGAGCATTTTAAAAAATTTGATCAAAAAGATACGGAAGGCAATATAGTTAAAAGCTTATTGCCTTTGTCTTTTAGTCATTTAAACGAGTTTGCTTTTTATAGGGAAAGGTGGGCACTTCGTAGGATATTTGATTATCAATTCCCTAGTAGTGCTGCAGCTGAAAGAGGTAGTTCTGTTGAATCTGGCTTAAATATGATTCTAAACGGAATGACTGTTATTGAAGCTACTGAAAAAGCAATATCTGAATATAATGCTAATTGTTCCAGAATTACTGACCCTAAAGTTGATGATGAAAGAACTAATTTAGCACCATTGATAGAACTAGGAGCTCAAAAATTTCAAGAGCATGCTTTTCAATGGGATTTAATTGATTATCAAAAACAAGTTGAAGTATTTATAAAAGGCATACCATTTAAAGGTTTTACTGACTTTCATTTTGAAGATAAAAATACAAAAGAAGATTTTTACATAGATTTGAAAACATCTAAAACTATGCCTAGTCAAATCTCTATGAGTCATGCAATGCAACAATCTATCTATCAAAGAGCGACAAATGCAAGGCAAATGTTATGGTATCTTAAAAATCCTACAAAAACTAAAGGTGCTGAATTCTTTAGTCTTGAATTAGATGATTATCACAAACCAATGAAAGTATGTGAGCATATAGTTTTAGTTATGGGTAAATATCTTGAAAATGTAAATTCCGCTGATGATGTCAAAAATTCATTGATTCCTAATCCTGATAACTGGATTTGGAAAGAGGAGACCGTTTTAAAGGCAAGAAAGGAAATATGGGGGTACTAGATACCCCTAACCCTTAAAAGCTTCTGTACGGCCTTTAAATTGCGATTTTGAGGTGCTTTTAGAGTGATCTTCACTCTTCTTTTCTGTTTGATTGGTCTTTTGTTAATTAATTCCGAAATAGTACTAGATGTTGTGAATCCACTCATTTTCCTACAGACCTTTGAGCTCTTATATGTGCTTGTCTAAAAGTAGCGCCTTTTTTCATTGCGTTAGCCATTGACCGCATGTGTTTTAAGGAATGATGTCTTGCGTGACGATTCATTGTCTTTTTCTGTCTTGGTGTTAGGTCTTTTACAATATTTTTAATAGACGCTACTTTTACCATTATTTCTTTTTCTTCTTTTTCTTTTTAGGTTTGCTCATCTTTGACATTTTTGATTTCTTCATGCCTTTAGAATGAGCTCCTCTACCTGTATGATAAGGCATATTACTTTCCCTTCTTCTGTTTCTTTAAGATTGCCATTTGCAAAGCTTTTGGCAACTTCTTTTGCTTATTAGTCAATCCTACGACTTTCTTTTTCTTTTTAGCCATGACTAATGCAAAATATAATTATGAACAATTACAACCAATGCAACTGCTATTACTATCTGCACCCATGATTTTAGTTCAGTGAATGCATGCCACCACTTTGTTACTTTCTGTTCTATTTTTTTAATAGCCATAAGTACTCCTTTCGTTACTTAGATATACCTTTAGTTTTTTCAAAAGTGCGTAATGCACCCATGCCTAAAAGACTCATAACGAGGGGCATCAATGTACCCATATCTAACTGTGGTATGTTTACCACTTCATACTGAAAGAGACCACAAATAAATAAAATAAATTTTGACAAGACAAATTCCCAAAAAATTGCTAAAGCACATGACATACCAATCAGGGGGCGCCATGATCGCTGTAACATTCCACTTATTCCACCGGCAGTTGATTTAGCATCAGCTAAATTTATTTCCATTTGTTTTTCTTTTAGCTTTGACTCTATTTCAGCAAATCGTGCTTTTAGTTGTAATTTTTCTTCTTCACTTGTATGTAACTCATCAATAACGCCAGCTACTGCTTTAACTGTTCCGCCACTTAATAACTTTCCTAAAACCATTATTTACCTCCTAATAATATCCATGCTCTTTTAAGATATGATAGTCTATTTTTTTCAATTTCTTTTTTTTCTTCCATAGTTGTTATGCGTTTGACTTTGCGCTTTTTTGCATTTTTTCTATTATTCGATTTGCTCTGTTTGTTGTTTGATTGTACCATAGACTATCCCTCATTTCTTCAATTGCACCTTCAATATTATTTTCCGATAAACATTTTTTAAATTTAACGAATTTATTCAAGCGTGGTAAGCCAAGCTGAAATACCATATGGATAACGCATTCGTGTGCATTATCATCAATATTCATTCCTTCAGTAAATTGTTCTGCATCATCTACTGCAACATTAAAATCTTTTAAAAATAGTTCTAGTCCTCTTTGATATGTGATCGGACTCATCAATTCCTGTTTTTCGTTATCTCTTATCAAATGCCCTGCGCCGATAGTCCAATAGCCTAAATGATCTTGATAAGGTTTTAAAATTATACCGCCTTCTTCTTGTATGATGTCTTGCTGTAAAGTATGTAAATCCATTAACCTAACATCCTTAATATCCAAGATATGAATTGAGTAGCTACCATGAATCCGATAGTCCATAAAATATAATTCAACTTACGCACTTCTTTTTGCAAGTGGTAAATGTGATTTGTTTCTAATAGCTCAATCTTATTATAAATATTTACAATATGCTCTTTTGTTGTTTTTGGTGCTATCTTAGTCATAGTTCATAAATACCATAATCAGCTTTTATTTCAACTGACTTAAAGGATTCTCTAATGCATTTCTTATTTGCTTTTCAACCTTTTCCTCTAGTTCTGTCATATCGTCTTTAATACTATTTATGGCTTCTTTTAAATCTCTTGAATTTTCTCTGCTATCTTCTTTGACTCTAGTTTCTACATCTTCAACTATTGTTTCTATTCTACGAACATCTGATTTTAAGTCGTTTTTAAGTTCTTTTGCTACATCTGCCACTAATGCAACTTCTTCAAGTATTATTGATATTTCTGATTGTAACATATTAAATTCAGTATCTAGGACTTCCAGTTTCTTATCAAATCCCGACAAATCAGGACTAACAAAACTTTCTATTTTAGCTTCCATGTCTAAATATCTTTGATATGCTTCAAAACCTCCCCATAATACCCCTACGAAAGAACTAAGAATTGTTATTATTAAGAAGATTTTACCTCCTCTAAACTTTACTCCTCCTACATCTATTTCTGTTGCCATTGACTATCTATCATTTCATTCATTAATTGATCACTCCCACCGAATAGAAGATAACCAGCGATATTATTATCAGAAATATAGCTATCTGGCAAAGTAGTATCTGTGAAAAATCCTACTCTATCAATAAGCTGTTGTTGACTCTCAAAAAATGATTTACTGTTGCCTAATACTTGCATTACAACAAGGGTTTTTAATTGACTAGTAGAATCATATCTTTTTTTATCGTCTATCTTTTTCAATATTTTTTTAGCGGCTTTTTCCTTAGATGATTCTTTCTTCGCTAACTTGGGTTCTTCAGTTTTTTCTTCTTCTTGCTGTGCTTCTTCTGTCTTTTCTGTATCTTCTTTTTCAGCTACTTCTGTTTTCGGTTCGTTGGATTCCTCGTTTGTTTCTTCCGTTGATTCTTCGGTCACTTCTTCGTTTTGTTCTTCAGTATCGTTATTGGTTGGTGCTTCTTGTGTTGATTCTGTTTCTTCTTGTGTCGTTGGCTCAACATCAGTTGATTCTTCCACATCAACATCTAAGTCCATTTCTATTTCCATTTCAATTTCTGTTTCAACATCAACCACATTAACTTCAACTGTATCAGATTCAGAAAGATCAACACTAACAACTTGAATTTCTTCTATTTCTATTTCTGCGATTTCTATTTCAACAGATTCATAACTTACTTCTTCAATTTCAATAGGTTCAAAATCAAATCCTGTATCAGTTTCAACAGGCATATTAGAATCAAAAATATCTTCAACAATATCTATAACTTCCTCTGGTGCATCAATATTATAAGCGACAAACATTTCAACACTCGTTATCGTTTGTTCAACAATGGTACTGATAACATTATACAAAATCCGAACGGAAACGTCGTCGAACATGGGTCCAATGGCAAGATTTATATCTCTACCGCCTACTTCTATAATGACAGATGTAATACTTCCTGAAAAGTCAAATCCACCTTCATATGATTTATAACCACTATTTGTGCCACTCGCACTTAAAATATCTGTTCCACTAAATACATTTGTCGTTCCGTTCTTTCCTGTAATATGCATATAGATAGAATCTTGAGCATCTTGTTTTTCTACTTTGATTGTATAATTAGTTCTGCCACCATGAGTTATATTAAGATCAGAAACATTTACAGTTTGAATAAATGTCGTTCCCATTCCAGAAACTCCCATTGTACTTGTTCCATTTCCACTGCCTGTAATCATGGCGCATTTATCAGTTCCTAATTGACCACATGAAGAGCCACTAGGCATAGATGCAGGACCCTGTCCCCCCCAGTCAATATCCATATCGCCCTCATATTTTGAAGTAACAAAATCGTTATCGCCATCTAATAAATCGCTAGAGTCTTGATTAGCGACTGTTGTCGTTGTCGTAGTTGTCGTAGTTTCGGTTGTAGTGAGTATTCCGTCTGCTTGAAATTCAATAGTTTCTATGCTGGATTCTTCAATGATTTGTTCGATCGTAGGAGTACATA